TTTTTAGTGGAGGGCTTGGGGGACTTGGTTCGATTGGGTCACTTGGTAGCATAGGGGCCTCTAGCTTTGCTTCTGCTCCGGCTTCTGCCTTTTCTCTAGGTACAGGATTCAGCCTATTTAGTGATGGCGGGAAAATTGGAGATGCCAATGTTCCGATAGAGAAAAATATCATTTCAGCTTTTCAGCGCGAACGAGCAATGTCGGGAGGCCGAAAACCTCGCTTGATCGTAGCTAATGAAGACGAATTGGTTCTTAACCCTAAAGAAACAGAAGCATATTTAGACTACAGAAATAATGCTCCTATTAAGAACTATGCTAATGGAGGATTTGTCGGGAGTAAGCCTAATTATTCCACAACCTCAAATAACAATAGCTCTAATCAGTCTTTGGTAATTAATAACACCAATAACGTGACTGTAGAATCACGGAATGATATGGGTTATAGTTTGAATCAATTGAAAGAACGGGAAAACACACAAAATGAACGAACTAAAAAACGATTCTTTGGGTAATCAAATTGTTACCGAAGCTCTTGAATGGCTCGGTACTCCTTGGTTTCATGGTCAATCGCTTAAAGGGATTGGAACCGATTGTGTAGGATTTATTGCTGGCGTAGGGATTGAAGTCGGATTCTTGCCCCATGATTTCATTATTGAAAACTATGAACGGATTCCCCGGAATAACTTCTTAGTCAAATTCCTTGATCGGTTACTAGATAGAGTTGAAGGTGATTTGTGTAAAGGAGATATTTTGATGTTTCGTAAGTCAGGAGTAAATGGTCATGTGGGGATTTATCTGGGAGATGGTGAGTACGTCCATGCTGATTCAATAAATGGCGTGATCAAAACCTATATTCATGAATACCCGCCTGTACTAATTTATCGAGTACCTACTTTAGGAGTGGTAAAATAATAGAAAGCTACCTTTATCCCTTTGCCCCAAACAAAATGACAACGACACTTAGAATAGTACAACAATTTTTAGACTCTGGCGATAGTGATAAAGCTAGAGAAGAAATTGATAGAGCTTTCGGCAATCTGAAAAAGGTAGATAGTCAAGACATTTTTGAGGACGATGATTAATTAATTCTACAGCTTTTTGAATTGGCGTAGTCCCTGTCACAGTTAAAATCATTGAGTATGATGGGGAGTTTAACTTAACGAGGTATCTATCATGTCCACCGCCTGCCATATCCTAGCACTTCTAAAAAGTCATGTAGAAGGAGAAGATCGGCAATTTTATTCTGATGCTCTACAGATGGCTGCACACGAAGCAAGACAAGGGCATGGTAAGTTAGCCCAAGAAATTTGCGAATTAATTGACCAAGCAAAGGCTAGTAAATCGGTTATTGAAAAAAATCTGATCCAATTCCCTTAGTACAATCAAAATACAAAAGAACAGAAGATATATTTGATACAAAAGTATCCACAGTGACACTTGATAAACTGTCACACTTCGCCAACACCTGTCGAGAGAATCGATCTATATTAGAAAAGTAGTCAAAACAAAGAAGACAAATCAAATGAATACAACATTGGTAAATGAAAAAATGCTAATGGGTCGTAATGATTTATTAGACGAGTCGAGAAAAACTCAAAAAGTTAGAATAGCGTGGCATTTTCCCAAAATTGAACTGGCAGAATTTATAGATCGTGAAAAAGAATTATCTGGACACGGAGAATGGTTTGATTATAGCGAAATAGCTACTCTTGAAGCTTGGGTTCGTAAAATGAATAAAGAATATGACGACATATTCCATTATCTTCAATTTTGTGAGAAATAGCTTGTAATTATGCCCCTAAAATTACATCTCGCTAATCCCACTATGTCAGGCGATAATGGTCTTGATTCCAGTCAAATAATCGTTGCCAGTGATTCTTTAAAAGGCACTGGATAGCTTGAATTTTGAAAAACTCGTACTGTGTAAGCCGATTGGACTGACCCCCAATCGGCTATTTGTTGTGCCTCTGTGTAAACGACGCTTCGGGCTGACAATACTGACCATTCTCGTTTTATTGTGTTTCCATCGTAAATTCTAACTACATAGCTGTCCAACTCTCCTGCTGCGTAAGCAATATCAATATAGTCGATCCAACGACCATCTAACCGCGTCCGTCGATACCAAGTAATAATTAAATCGTTGTTATCTTTTTCCCCTCTTACAGCACAAGGGAAAGGCTTCAATCCTTCTAAGGTGATTGTGTGAGAGACTTCCTCCTCTATATCAGTTTCAAGTAATCCATTAGGGACTACTTTTAATAAATATTCTCGATTAATATCAGAAAGATTTAAGGGGTATCGAACTAAATAATTAGTTAGTAACACGAATTTTTCTCCTATTATATGCCTAGAGATAGCCGGTTCAGTTCCTTTGACTCCACGAATTGTATATGAAATATCAAAGGTTAGGGGATTATTGGACACAATAGCAGCATTTTTAAAAGCTATAATTTCTCCAGTAGAAAACCAACCTAATTGTTTGCCTGATAGAAATGTTTCAAGAGTAACTGGCTCTAATTGCCCTGAATTCATGCTTACTCGTATCCAATTTGAATCGTCAATAAAACTAGGAGAAGCGTTGTTAAAATTTGGGGAGAAGCTTAATACAGTACCAGTTACGCTGTTGGCAACATTGCCAACAGCAAAATCATAGCTTAATCCGTTGTCATCAGAATAAAATAATGCTCCTCTGTTAAAACTAGAGTTACCTTCAATCGCCACATAAATTCCCATGTCTGTATCTCGGCTACTAACTATTGGGCATTCAATAGGAATAGCGTTAGCGCGTCCGTAGGGACGAGGAATGTTATTGTCTGGTGGAAATTCGTTATCTATAGGAATATCTGGTAAATATCCTACTCCTTGAAATCGAGTAGCTTCAATTTCAATTAAATAATTTACCCCTCTTACTTTCTTTGTAATTTGCATCAATTCTTGATGATAATTGTTATTATTATCAGTAAAAATTATATCCCCAACCTTTAAATTTTCCCATGCTGGTAATAAAAACATTTTTGAAAAAGTTTTTGATTGCGTTTTCCCTAAAAAAAGAATTTTTGAGGCAATATTCATGAAAAACATATCTATATCTATTAGCTTAGTTTGAAAACTAAGCTCGTTTGTGTGAGTATCTGATGGGTCTTTAGCTACTGCGGTAATAGTTTCATAATTTTTTAAAACATTTAGTCCAGATACCGTAACGGCACTAGGGGTTTCTCTAAAATGAGTCAGTTTTTTTTCATTAAGGTCAATAGGATTTTCTCCAAATTTTTTAGACCCAAAAGAGCTTTTAGGGATAAAAATAGGATCAGATGATTGTTCTTGTCTTTTAAAAATGATTTTATCTTTTGGCTCCCCTGTCACAATAAAAAAAGCTCTCATAAGTTCTTCTAACTGATCAGCAAAAGATGTCCCATCAAACAATAAATCAAATCCTTGAATTTGGTAATCATTAGGAATATCAGTTACGTCAATTTGATCGTCTGTTCTGCCAGCTAATTTACAAATAGTTTTTAAAATATCTTTTATTTTTGGATTGTTTCCACTTTCTCCAATCACTTCAATATCAATAGTAGGAAATCCAGTGCCGTCGTAATTAGCAATCGGATAATTATTAAAAAGTAAAAAAGACATTCCAGTAAAAGCAGGTACTGGATTAGATTCTTTTGACTGAATTACTGACGATGGTGTAGTTTGATTGCCAGTATAAATAGTTGTGTGTTCAATAAATTTTAGGCTTTTTTCGTCATTGGTTTCAGAGTTGTAAACAAGGACGCTATTCATCCAAACTCGCCTAACAGAGCCAATTTTTCTAGCAATTGGATAAGCGGCTGTCAGAAAATAAGTGTAAACTTCGGTAGTTTGCCCACCACCACCACCTTTTCCGCCTTGTCTTTCGGACGTGACGACTTCCTTAAGAGGAATCCCCCACATCATAGTTAGCCCTTCTTTCCTCACCCTTCCAAAAGGATAGGATAGGCTTCTGCCGTATTCAGCATCGGGAACACCAGTATCCTCAATTTTTCCTTTTTGTTGGGTAGGGGGTTTAGGAGCAAATAGAGATAATAATAGGTTAGCTCCGATCCCTATTGCTACGGGAACGAGAAAATTAGCCACGGCTTTTTAAAAGATAGTATTTTCTCTATTCTAAGTGGATTGGGCTAGATTTGCACTAGCGTGGAATCACTCTACAGATTTACAGTCTGTCGCCTTCGACTACTCGGCCACCAATCCTTGTTTAAATTTATCTTACTATAATTCTTAATGCTTGTCAATCATATTGGTTTTTGATTCTTGATTCTTTTGAGATTCTTGCAAATTAAGAAGTTGAAGCATTGCTTCTCCTGCGTCTTTACGCGCCATGTTACAAGTCCAGAGTCTTTGTTCATTGCGCTTGATAATGATAATTTCTGTATTAGAAACTAAACAAACTAAATCATTTTTTTGTTTTATTAGTTGATTAATAGCTTCTAATTTTTGCTTTTGTTCTAATTCAGAAACGGGTTGAGGGTTTTCTCCATACTCTTGCGTGGAGAAAACAACAGCTAACATAAAACTTTTTGTTTCTTTAAACTGAGAACGAATAATCTGCCAACTAAATTCACCATCAGGCTCTAATTCTCGATTCCAAATATTTAGAAAGGTTTCTAAATAACCTTCTAATCCTTTTTGAGTTTGACGGTTTTTATTAATATCACTGAAAAGTCCTTGATGCTGTTGAGGATAGTTTTCAACAGGTTTTACTGACTCACTGTCTTGAATAGAGCAAGAATGACAAGAATTAAATGGAAACATAAAGGGCATATTGATTGCTATCAAGATATTAGGAAAGTTTAATAATTTGTTACAGATTAACTATATTAGATTTATTCTCTGTAAAAATTAAGATTACACCAAAAGGAATCTTTCCAAAAATTTATCAATTTTATATTTTTTTCAGCTATTAATTTTCGCCAAAGACGAAAATTCTCAAAAAAATTATACCATCCAAAAGGAACATCTTCTTTAAGGGTAGTCCAAATAATAGGTAAATAGCTGTTGATAGTCATGGCAGCAATCAAAAGGTAATAGTTTATTTGTTTAGTCTTTTTTATGTCTTAATAGTCTTAACTTTATTTAAATCCTACCACTTATTTTACATTTAATTTTTCAAAAGTTAATCCTAAACAAAATGCAAACCAAAGCCAAATATACCAAAACCTGAGAAACAACTCCGACCATGTTAGCTGTAAGTTGTTAAGTCTTATGACAGTAAATACACAGGTAAAAATAATTAAATTTACAGCCACTAATAAATAAGGTTTTTTCTGTTTTTTAGACTTCATTTTAGTTTAATCTTTTTAGGTGTTCTATATTACTTTACTACAATTAAAGTTATTTGTCTATAGTTTTGATAAGAAAATAAATTAAATTTATCTTTTCTGCCGTCAGTGTTTTAAGTATCATCAAGATTTCTATTAATTTATCCTTAAGTTCTTTTTTAGTGGGTTCTGTGTTAGTTGGTTCATAGATGAAAGTTTTGGCACTTCCATCCTGTTCTATTTTAGTCAAAGTGTATTTTTCCATGATCATAGTGCCTTCTTTTAGGTGTAGGTTTATCTTAATATATCTAGCCCTCGATTTCTGATTCTTTGAGCAAGGTCTTTATTAAATATTTTTGATTTTTTAATCACAGTAATCTGATTGCTTGGCCAGTATTCTAGCAGAAAATCAACGAGTTCTATTGAAGTTGTGTGTATTCTAGCTTCTTTGCTACATCCTTTTAGTAATTGATAAAAAAGAAATAGTCCACTAAGCAGGTCTTTTTCAATTACCCAAAATACTAATTTAATTAATGTATTGCTAAGTCGCCAGTGTTTTAGAAGTTGGCATAGTTTTGTTTCCTCTAATTGCCAGTAACTGAAAAAATCCAAAACATTAGAGATTACTGGGTAGTCGCTTCTACTTACGAAGTCAGATACTAGAGCATCGATTGCTTCTAGAGATTGACACATCCCGATGGATGCAATCGATAATCCCTCTAATTTATATCCTGAGATAACTTGTAGCATGGTTTTGGAGTTTTGTTTTGTTTTCTTACCTTAGTTTGCCTTGCCTTGTCTTGTATTTGTTTCCTTGCAATCTACTTAACAAGTCAAGCCGATTGTTACGCATTGCCTCAAGGTTAGGACACGGTAAACCATCCTTGCAATCTACTTAACAAGTCAAGCCGATTGTTACGGCAACCAACAAACCAGCGCCGGGAAATACAATTTTCTTGCAATCTACTTAACAAGTCAAGCCGATTGTTACCCCTCAAGGCTCTAATCGAAGGGGATGATCAGGACTATGCTTGCAATCTACTTAACAAGTCAAGCCGATTGTTACCTAGCAAGGAAAAAGCCCTAGAATTGCTTGACTTGCAATCTACTTAACAAGTCAAGCCGATTGTTACCCAGTCTCCCAGAGTGTAAGCTGCGTATAGCCTGCGTTGACTGTTTGCGCGGGTTGCGAGTGGATCGACCTTTTCCTTGTTTTTTTCTTGGGTGTCACTGGCTCGGAGGTCAAAACCAGTAAGGTTTCGAGGGTTTCTTCGCCGAGTAACAATCGGCTGGACTTGTCAAGTAATTCCTCCTGCGCTGATTCCTTATCGAAATCCTTCAGAGGCTTAACTTCCCCGGTACAAGCCGGGTAGCTTCTTACGAAGTCTGCTTTCCCTAAGATGTTGATTGCGGCGGCCACATCTCTGGGTAAAGTACATCCACACTCTAAACATTTATGGGTGCGGGTTGATAAACTTTTTTTAACACGATTGCCACAACGAGGACAATCTTGACTGGTGTAAGCTGGTTGAACTTTGATAAACTCTCGGTTAGGAGTTTTCATTTTCGTTTCAAGAAAACCAGTTAATTGTCCTAAACTAGCATCAGCAAAGGATTTATTTAATCCCCCTTTGGCTTTCGCGTTATTGCGTTCGTAGCCTTTACCGTCTTCTCTTTTTTTCGGTTTAGGTCGTCGCATTAAATTCTTTAAGTTGAGGTCTTCTACGGCTACAGCGCCATGATTTCTAGCAATATCGGTACTTAGGGCATGATTAAATCCTTTGCGTTGTCTTGCTATTTTTTCGTGAGTTTTAGCAACTTTAGCACGAGTTTTAGCGAGATTTTTGCCGTCTTTATTTTCCCCTGCTTTATACTGTCTAGCGGTTTTTCTTTGCAGTTTTGCTAGTCTTTTTTGCTGTTTTCTATAGTATTTGGGCGGGTCAATTTGTTGGCCGTCGCTGGTACTAATTATATATTCTAGTCCTACGTCAATACCGATCGCTTTATCGGAATCAGGTAGATCATCTACTTCAAATTCACCAAATAGACTTAGATAATATCCCGATGGGTATTTGATAATTGATACGGTAGAGGCTTTTCTGTCACCCCACCGAATGTCTAAGGTATTGTTGATAATCTTTAAATCGCCTAATGTTTTACTACAGCTACCTATAGATATTTTATCCCCTTTTCTAACAGCGCAATCGCTGATCTCAGAATAAAGAGATTTAATTTTATCTTCTTTTCTTTTAAATCTAGGAAGTTTTCTGTCTAAATTCTTTTTATCGAGTTTGGTGTAAGCTTTCCAAGAATCAGCAAGCTTTTTTAAAACCCCTTTGACAAAAGCCATAGGGATGTTCTTGCATAGCTCTGGACATTTTTCTTTTGTAATACAGCCACATAATCCAAAATAATTATCAGATTTTAACCAGCGTTGAATAGGGATATGGACAGGATAAGAGTGACCTGCTTTTTGTCTTTTTTCTCTAGCTATCTGTATTTTAACTTTTTGCTTGCCAGTTAAATATTTAGGGGTGTAAAGGGGATTAGGAAGGGATTTACCTTTTTCGTTTTTCAGGGAGTCAATAAATTGAGGTTTTTTAGCTAAACGACGTTTAACCCGTTTAACTGGTTTTCCTGTTATTTTCTCAAGCTCGTCGTAATACTTATTAAGCTGATATTCCATCAGTAGCTCTAGCCCAAAATTCCAGACAGCTTTAAGCTCGTCCATCCAGCGATCAATATAGGCTCGCTGAGTGGCATTAAGGTTAAGTTTTATGTCCGCAATAGTTTTCTTGACTAGCATGGCTTTTATGGATCGACCTTCTTTCATTCTTATTTAAATCTACCATAACCCTGCTAGAAATGTCAAGTAAGAAGTCTAAAGATTTTTTGGGATACCAGTCCCTGCATCAGAACCTATAGCCCAACCCTTATAAAAGTTAAAGGCAGTAATATCAATATAAAAGGGAAACTCTAAAGCTTCCCAACAGTATAATAGTCTTAGTACATCAACAGTCTGAACCGTATAATTTAATCCTGTTTCAGTGATGATAAATTTTTCAAAAATCTCTGGGGCAACTAAAACAGAACAATAGCTAAAAGTATCGTCAAATTTACCAGACTTTTTGGCTAATTCAGAAGTAATTGCGATCAAAATTTCTTTTGTAAGTAATCTTTCTTGCGATATATTGCAACTATCTAAGTTAGTCCAAGCGGTAAATTTAACATAATTAGATCGGGAATTAAACATAACTTATAGTAAAAAAAGGTGCTAAACTATATTTGACTAACTTAAATCTACCATAAGCCTACTAGAAATGTCAAGTAAAAATTATTATCCTCTTAACGTCCGTACATCAGAATCAGAAGAGAAAAAGCTAAAAAACTATTGTAAAGCCCAAAAGCGGTCAATAACCGAGGTAGTCCGGGAATTGATTAGAAGTTTACCCGATGACTAATCAAGGGCTTTCACCCCGACATTCAAGATTAAAAAGACAGTTCACAGACTGGCACTTTTAACTTTATTCCCCAATTAACAGTTACTTGACGATTTTAGTGAGAAGAAAAAAATAGTTAAAGAGAGAGGATTATTTTAATCCTCTCTCTTTTTTAGTTTCCTGTACTGACAGTCGTTGTTAGATTGTAATTAGATTGTAGATACTCTTATTAACAATGAAACCCTTACAGGGATTAGCTTTTACGCTTTGTTAATACTGTTAACACCATTCCCCGATGTTATTTTTTTACGCTCTTACTGCTGAGGCTGTCTTGCCCCTTTGCCCTATTTTCTTTTTTCCTCTATACGGCATCAACGGCATCAACAAAGTTTAAAACCTATATATATCAAGACTTCCATTGTTAATATCCTTATCTACAATTTATTAACGATAATAACTTAGTTCTTCTGTACTATTATCTTTTTGTAAGTTTTTTGCAAGTTTTTTTTAAAAATACTTGACAATTCTAGCAATCTACTATAAGATTGTATTAATCAAATTTTAGAGGAGAGATGCTTATCACCCATATCTCGGTAGATTATAACCAGAAAGTCAATCTTGGTAACTTTGAGTCTGTGAGTGTGAGTATAAATATTCATGGGAAACCAGAAGACGATGAAGATGCTGATGCTTGCTATGAATTTCTTTTAAATCAAGCACAGCGAGTAGTTATGTCAAAACTTCTGGAAGTAACAGAAGCTCATGATGTCACTTGCCCAAGTGTGGTCAAGTATTTTGCTGGTAAAGAAACAGACGAGTTTCCTTCCTCTTATAGATTTAGCGACCCTAGCAACCTTCCTTTTTAGGAGTAAAAACAATGCCTATAAAATCTTTGACAACAAGACAAGCCCGGTTCCTTAGACTGGGTATAATTCGCAAAGGGGGAGAAAAAAAAGAAAACCCTAAAAGACCTGGCACTCTAATAAGCGGAGATGATTTAGAATATTTTCGCATTGATTCTGATATTCAAGGAATCAACGAAAAATTTACCGCTATTTACGGGAAAGAACCAAAGCAATTAGATTGCTTGTTACCTTTTCCTTATACAGACCAAGTATTTCCTTGTTGGATGGAACAGTGGAATGATAAAGATTTAAAAACCTCTGGGTTAATGATTCGGTGCGACGAGGAAAAGCAACATATCTACCAACAAGCTGGCAAAATGATTGCCACTAATCCTATCCCGTGCAAACGACAACAAAATCCTGACGGAAGTTATTCAGGGTGTAAATGCAAGCAAGTTGGGCGATTGCAGATTGTTTTACCTAAATTAGGTGAACTAGGATACTTTGAAGTCGAAACCCATTCAAAGTGGGATATTATCGGACTAACAGAGCAACTACTAGCTATTGAAACATCGGCTGGTAGTTTGATTGGTATTCCTTTTCTATTAGAACGCGGGTCAAGAGAGCTATCTTATCCCTTACCAGACGGAAAAAGGGGACGAAAGACTTTTAGTCTTTTATCAATCCGTGTTCACCCTAGCAGAGCGTCTCA